GTATTTGCGTAGCTGGGCGCCGAGTCGTGCTGCAGTCCAGAGAAAGTAAACCCCCGCACCTTACAGCCGCTGTTAAGCCTGAACATGTTGTTCTGTGCTTGGCCGTTGGGAAGTTTAATTTTTGTTGCTCGTAAGTCGTACCCGTACAACGTGCAGTTTACAGGTATGACTGTATCGGGTTGCACTGTGTACTCACCCGGGTGGACGATAACAGCGCAAGGCAGCCCAATGGCTGTGGCTGCAGTCAGCGCTGATCCAATCGTGGCTTTGGGGGCCGACAAACTGGTGCCCGTGTTGGCATCGCTACCGGCCATAGTGACGTAGAACGTGCGCGCCACAGTATATGGATCAGATACCCCAGCACCTGCAGGGATTGTACCCGCTGGCCATTTGAAGTTTGCAGGGATAACCAGATCGTCCGCTGATACAACCAGCGGTGTAGGTAACGCCGTGCGGTACAGCCCGAACGCATCCAGATCGGTCTCATGCCCTACGCCGAAGGTCTTAAACTGAACTATCGCGTAACGCGCTGACGATGGGATGTACACATCGTACGCTTCGCCTCCACCGTATCCGAGGGAGTAGGAGAACGTACGGCGCAGTGAGCTGACAAGGAGGGTATTGTCACTGTGTACAACCACCTCGCCTATCTTGTTGTTAAACCCGTTGTACCACAGGATAGTCGCAGTGATGCCGTCGTTGGCTGGATCACCGCTGTCCTTAAACCGCTGGTATCCCATGGTCAGTGTGTATGACTGCCCGGGCTCTAACGGTACTGAAGTTTTTGGTTGCGAGCTACCTAACCCGGTAAAGCGATACACCTTACCGTTTAGCCCTGTCGCCAACGCGCCACCGGTGGAGGTGAAGTAATCTGGAGCATCGCCCGGGCGAAACTCTCGGAACAGCTCGGATGTCTTTTGTACGTCCGCTGCCGCGCTCGTTAGGTTGCCGACTGTAACGCGCAACTCCACAAGGCTACCGGGGGTAAACGATCGAGCTGTTGTACCCTCTGCGGCCCGCGCTACGGTCAATACATCTGCAGCTCGCGCCGTTACATTAACAATCTCAAACGTATTGTCAGACGATACCAACGTAACAAAGAAGGTCTCCCCCGCGCTGAGTACTGGGAAAGTGGCACCAGTACCGCTGGTTAATTGCAGCTGCGTATCGCTGGGCGAAATCGCACTGGCGAGGAATCCTCGCGCATTGTTCTTGAGCTTAATCATCTACGCCCCCACATCATCCGAAAGGCTGCATTTTCGCAGTCATGGTCCCACGTGCATTTCCTAAATTGGCCCGCGCCCTTCGTTCCGCAACGTGATATGTATATTGCTTCGCATGGTATGAAGCTAATTCTCGATCGCTCCACGCCATGTTCGGTATAACCAGAAGTTCTTGAAGCGCCCCGTGCATAATAACATCTTCCAGCTCATCGAATATAACTGCCGATATACCCGTCGCGGAGCGCGTAGGCTTCAACGCATAGATCATTCGCAGCATGTACGTACGCGACGCATCAGGTGGCGGTATTACAATAAACTGATCTGGGGAAATCTGGGTGATAATGCGTGGGTCGGAGGCTTTCGCTAAAGCCTCATCGGACAATACAAACTGCGCCCCTGCATTAAAGCCTTGTTCATTAAATGCGGCTTCATTAAACGCCCCGTCCCCCACCCACAGCTCGGCAAATGGGACTCCACTATACAGGTCGGCCCACTCTGGATACCGCGCTACCGCCTGATCCAGCGTAAGAACTTCCAGTGCCCGCCCATTCACAGTAGCAAGAAACACGGCGTGTACGTCTGTATTAGCCGGTTTCTGGTACGCGTATGTCGGTACCCCGGGATTCAGCGCATATGGGGTATGTGTAGTGCGCCATGCCAGCGTCCGCTCACATGTTCGGATCGCGCTGGTGCGCACATATTGTGCAATGGTAGCGTGGGGGCATCCCGGCACGGAGGGCTGCAATCTCGGGATAAGTGACTCAAAAGTACGCTCCATCAAATCACCTGCCTCGGGTCAGTTCGGTATAGCCGGGAATCTATTCCCCCCGACTCCGTATCGGTGACTACGCGCGCCTGCAAGGATACCCCGAGGGCTTGCATGAACGAATCTTGGAACAACTTGGCCCTGTTANTGTTGACGTGTTCGTTGTCCACAGACTCCGCCAAGAACACTACGCCGTCGACGACTGCTGGGAAATACGCGTCGATCGGATATTCTACTTCTTGNTTGAGGGTGTAGTTGGCAGGNGTCTGTGAGTACTCCCCAACAAGAACAACCCCATACGCAGGGCGGGGGTATAGGAAAAACCGGTTAGCGTTGCGGACATGCCGCATAAAATTAACCGGTTGCCCCGGGGTGTGCGACTGCCAATTTGGTACTGTGCGATCAAGTGTCTCGCGGTTTACTTCTGTGACCGACCCCCCGTCCTGCACCTGAAAGATTTCGATCAATCGCATCGAATCGGCAGGGCAATTCTGCAGAACATTATCGGGGGTGGTTTGGAAATTTGTGATAACCGCAAACAGATCAGGGCGTAACATTGCCATGCGCTTGAGCGTTTGATTGACGTAGCCGAGTAGCACCGTATCGCTGTAACGCGTCGGGGTCTTCGTGTCTTGTATAAGACCTCGTACTTCGGTGATTACTTCGGCAGGCGTCATTATGGCATTCCATGAGCGGCTTCAGCGGCTAACTCAGGAGAAGTATACACAGGAGGTTCTGGAATGTCAGCAGTCTCCAAATTTAACGCTCCCTTTCGCTTGGCCCTACCTTTGGATGCTTCCGGCATAAAGCGTTCTGGGAATGCAATCTCTTCCGAGATTACTTCGCATTCAGGGTTCTTCGCCAGAATTTCATTGAAGTCGTATATGGTTCCGTCTTTCATAACACGTATAAACATATTGCTCATTATTTTTTCCTCTTAGCACTTCCACGCACGAAGTGATTTATTGATCCTGCTGTTTGGATCGTTTGCTGTCTTAGCACTCGTATTCTTGGCCTTCATCCCTTTCATCCGGGCGCAAAACGAATCTTTTCTCGGGCCCCCTTCCGGTTGTGGAGCTTTAAGCCCGGGCTTATCTGGGTTCGCCTTGTTGTATGACGCCCGCCCTTTGGCGTTCAGCCCGCCATCGGGGTCTTTACCTTCTTTCCGGGTCCATGCTGGTGTTTTCGCCATTATGCAATCCTCTGAACAACGACAATAGCTGGGGGTATGGCGGGGATAGCTGGTGTGACCCCCGCACTTTCTGCGACCGGTGCGATGTAATGCAGTTTGGCAGAGACGTTGGCGGGGTGCCAGTACATCTCAAGGTAGTCGCCAGCCGCTACCGTCTCAAAAATTTCATATGCCGCAAGGTATGTGCCACCTTCTGAGGACTTGGGTATAGTGAGTCGTGCTGCAGAATTTGCAATATTCGTTCCGTTCTTGGCAAACCACACATCAACGGTGCGTACTGCGTTGTCACTATTGATGAACTGCAAACTGGCGTTAATCCGGTAAGTGCCCGCTGCGGCCAGTGTGATCCGGCTGTTGCTGGCAACTGTTATGCCCGCTCCGGCTACAGCTGCAGTCGCCCACTTGACGGCTGTTCGCGCTGTTGTACTACCTGTCTGATCTGTAGTACCGGCATCGTAGAATGACGCGTATGCCAGATTCGTGATGTTGTTAAACGGCATCGACCCAGTATACGTAACCCCGGTTATACTACCCCCGGTGATCGCGACAGCGTTCGCCGCCTGTATAGCCAGTGCCCCCAGCCCCATGGCCGTACGCGCCGCTCCTGCGTCCACAAAACCAATCGCCGCTCCAAGTGTTAGTACACCTGACGTAGCCGCAATGACATTACCGCTAAAGCGTATGTTACCCACTGATGCCGAAGTTGTACCGATCTTCAACGCCGTCACTACACCTGTACCGCTGTAGACAATCTTTTCGGTAGCTGTGGGGCCGCCATCTACATGCAGCAACTGACTGAACGTACTGGCAATTGTACTATCGGTAAGATTGGTTGGCATCACTTCCTCCTGACAATCAGGGGGCTGAACGCCCCCCTCTTGCACATACTATATTTACGCCGTGACATCCACAAGTTCTACAAACACACGTACCACAGCCAGCGCGGGGACCGCGGTGCCAATGGTGATGTCGATCGTATCAGCACTTGCGTAGACTTTACCCCCACTCAACGTCGGCGCAAANGCACCNGATGCTAGTACGGGTACNCCGCCGGAGTAGCCGGTCGATGATACAGCCGTTGCTGCCAGATAGCCCGCTGCTGCAGAACCATCACCGATAGCGATAGTGCCGCTTGCCGCAACGGTCTGTACCTGCATACCCACTGCGCGCACGACCGCGCCTGCGGGGACTGGCAGTACTTCCAGTACGTCACTGGCGGCCAACGCTGTTGCGCCAGCAGCAAGGCGCGCTGCGATGATTTTCGGGAAGTCCAGAACTATGGACACCACGCTCGAACGATTGTTACCCTTGGCAGGTACTGCCGCGGAACCTTTATTAAAACCCAACGAATCGGTATATGTAGCCATGATAGATATCCTTACAAATTAGAGGTGCTAATGATAGTGATAGGGAAAGGGGGCCGAAGCCCCCAATCATCAAGCCAGTGTTACCACAGCTGNGGTCAGTGCCTCACCTTTGACAACTTTGTAACCGTAGACCTGAAGGCCGCGGATAATGTTGCCGAAAGTAGAGGTGCTTCGCAGAGTTTCCATGTTCGTCATCTGTGACGCGAACGTGAAGCCCATCTTGGTACCCGCGATGAGGTTGTACTTGGTGGAACTGCCAGTGCCAGAGCGCGACAGGTTGTGGCTGACGAAGACCGTGGTGCGGTCGATCATGCCCAGACGGCCATTACGCAGCGGAGACACGCTATCACCGCTCAGTGACGCATCTTTCAGCTCAGACTTCTTGATCATACCAGCCAGCTTGGCAGGGATAACGATGAAGCGGCCTTGCTCAGGCGCGTTGGCTTCGTCCAGTACTGTGTTCATATCGACGATCAAGTCAATAACAGACACAGTTGAGGATGCACCGTCCTTAGTTACAGCAATCGGGGAGCCAGTGGTACCGAGGTTAAATGCACCAGAGATACGACCTGCGGTGGCGCCTTTGTTGAACGCGTCAACACCCGGCAGAATGTCAGTCAGTACGCGCTGGTCGATCTTGATCTTCATACGCTCGGAAGCGTCCTTGGACCATGTATCCATCATCACGATATCAGACTGCACTTTATCCACGTCGTCTTCTACGCAGGAGAAGTACTCACCCTTGTCGATCAACAGCTGAATTTTCGGTTTGTCCGGGTTTTCTACGACCAAGGTTTGACCCTTCACGTAGTCACGGATTGTGATTTCCGGCGTAGTGCGGATGTTNACAGTNTCACCGTACTGACGGATTTCGCCTTCGTAGTCGGTGTTTGAGATTTGCGCCAGTACAGTAGCGTCATAGAAATTNTCGATCAGTTTACCTGACCAAATTTCTGGGATGAAGTTACCGCTGTAGTTGGGATTACCGGGGGAGACTGGGTATGCCATGATAAAATTCCTTTATTCAANTGTTTGCTACAATGCGATTCTCGCGTTGTGCAGCGAAAATATCGCGTTCGGTTCGATCTCGNTCCGCTTCTCGCCCTTTGTATTTACCTGACCGGACATCATCAAAGAACTTTTGAATGTCCTGTGGGCTATATACCTTTGCTTTGTTTGNAGCCGCAGGGGTTCCCGATCCGCGTGATCGTCCGGGGGCAACCTGCTTCTCCAACTCAGGGTTCGTAGCGCGACCTGTTGGTTGAGCATCAACGGCTTGTCCAGTAGTCTCAAGCCAAGTTCGGAAGAAGTTAGACACCCGGCGAGCGTCAAGCGCGCGCTGTGCATCGTCAAGGTACGTCTGGCGTGTAATACCCGTCAGCGGGTCAGCTTCAAGAAGCCACGTCTGGAAATCCCCATTTGCGTTAGTCTCGCGGAAATTAGGAATCAATCCAGTGAGGTCTGTCCAGAACTGTTGTTCTGCGTTGAGCTGCTGGCGCTGGGCTACTGCCTGAACCTGTGGGACAACATTAGTCTGCATCTGGGATAGCAGCTGTTCCATCTTCGTGAGGCGCTGCATCAGTGGATGTACTTCTTCCAACGACACCCTACGCATCACATCAATAGACTCTCCGTACTCTGCAACGTCGTGCTCTGTGACGAGCTTATCGACTACTTGCGGGGCAGCGGCTGCCGACTCTCTCTGTGTAGATACCGAAGCAAGTAACTGCTCCATCTGTTGTACACGCTGGTTAAGTTCCCTATTTTGCTGGTGCAACCTTGGGACTTCGGCGTTATACATGCCTTGTAACGTCTTGTACTTCTGTACAACTGTGTCATCCGAAACATTGTCACCGCCTGCTTTTTGCTCATCGGCAGGAGGTGTAGTTGCTTCATTCGTACCAGTGTTGCCGTCGGCGGGCGCAAGATTGGTTGCACTTGGTCCTGCTGTAACGCCATCGGCTGGAGGTGTTACTCCGCCTGCGCTGTCATCAGCATTAAGTTGTGCGTACAACTGCTGTACTGCCTCGGTCTGTTTACGAATCTGCTCTGGAATTGCCATGCTTAACGCTCCTACCGGTATGCGTAATTGTGCGGCGAGTTGTTATAACTTTGCCGCGAGATTAGGGGATTCTTTGGCGAACTCAACGAGTTCTGTAACAATCTGGCAACGCCCCTGAACAATTGCCGAATGATCTAAGACCCAAGGTAAGCGTTTCAGCTCATGTGCCAATACGCCGTCCAGCCACTCCAGTATTTCGGGGTATTGCCGCACGGCCATGGCCAAACCTTTGATGACTTGTGGCGTAGGTTTTATCATAACCTCGCACCCCCCATCACGTTTGCTTCCTGCCCACCTTTAGGACTTCCNTCTGGTAACGTAGGGGTACCCTGCGGCGCCTGCGCTTGTTGCTGCGCGGTTGCTGCGGCTTGGATACGGCCCTGATATTCTGATTTCTCTCGCGACGGTACGACGTCATCGGAGGGCATCTGCAGTCCCTTGGCAATCTCGCGCAGGATTGCAGCGCGACCTTCCTTACCAATGATCTCCAGATCGACCGGGTTGGCTGTGGCGTTGAGGAACTCGATCCGGCGCATGTTCACGGTCTCTTTAACCGCAAGGTTAATCGCGCCTTTGGCTACGATCTCCACATCACCCTTGATCGACTCGTCCTCGTCATAGCGCATGTTGTACACGAACTGACGCTCCACGATCGGCTTAACGACGTCGGTATCAATGTGCATCACGACCTGCCGAATACCTTTGCCCGCAGCGCCCATCAGCATCGACAGCCCCGAGGAGGTACGCCCTGCGCCCTGCACGTTCATGTCGCCGTACACGTAGGCCGGTATGCCGGAGTGGTCATCAGCCAGACGGCTGAACTTCTCATAGACAGCTACCAACTCGGTGGCACGTGAATCAGGCTGGGTAAACCGCATGGCTGGCGCACTGGACCCAGTGGGATCGTTGATCGTCTGCCAGATTCTCCATGGAGTGAGGTTGGTAATGTCCTCGTTGGGCGCCAAGCGCTCCACGTTCAGCTCTACCTGCGGGCCAGAGGAGATGCCCATGTTGTTCACCAGTGCCCGCGCCGCTGCGTTGCACACGCTCTGCAGGTCTTCAATGATCTCGGGTATGCCCTTACCCCAGAATGCGCCGGGGCACTTGATGAACGACGTTTTGGCGTATGGCTTCTCTCCAAGCGGGTCGTAGTTAAGCACCGCTTTGATCACGTAGTTGCCCACGGTCCACACGTTGGCATCATACTCGCGCGCCGANTCGGGGACGTCTTCTACAGTCAATCCCCACTCAATGAGCATCGCACCACTGACTTTACCCCAAAACTCAAGGGCGTCGTATTCCGCGGTCGGGCGCATGTACGCGTAGTATTTGCGTTCTTCCTCGTCCTTTTGCAGCTCGACATCTTGGTTNATCCAAGACGTGCCGTTGCCCTCTTCGAGTACTTTGCGTACCGCATCCTCATCGTACCCGGGCACACCGATCAGGTCGGCCAGCTCCATACGGGTCATGCGGTGCAACTCGAACAGGTATCCATCGTTGATGTTGGTAATACCCGGCTCAGGGTATATGCGGAACGGGTCAACGCGCTCGTACTCCGGTGCCAGACGCTCGGTCGGCTCCACGGTGGTACGCCCTTCATCGTTCAACGTCCAACCCAAAGTGCGCTGTCTGCGTACGATCGGCCCTTTGACGAACGCCGTNGGGAACGTCACGATGTCAGTGACGAAGTCGTTGAACGCCTGCTCCCAACCGCCTTGCGCAAACTGATCCTGAATCTTNAGCTTCATCTTATCGGCGCGTAGCTGCGCTTCACGCATNACGGAGAAGCGGTAGTCCTGCCCCACCATCTCTTTAATCTGGCGCATCTGCTCCATGTCGGGTGCCTGCCCAAGCTCTTGTACTTGGCGCAGCACACGTTCCGCGAACATGTTCTGAATTTCTTGCGTCTGTTGGGAGGTCAAATCTGGGATGGGGGTTGTGCGCAGGTCCCACGGCGGGGAGCCGTCGTCCAGCAGGATGTCCCGAAGCCACGACTCNGCNGCNCGGCACTTAACCTCGGTAATCATCATGAAGATTTCCGAGCCGCCCTGCTTTATGATCTGTGCAAGTTTACTCGGGTCGTACTCACCGTTGCGCTGGCGCATCGCGGCAAGCATCTTGGTCTCGATGGGGCGCTTGGCGAGCCGTGCTACATCCCAACACTGACGCAGATATCCCGACAGCCCGAGGATCACGGCCTGATTCTGGCGTTCTTGTAATGCGCGATCGGTAATTTCCTTCTCCTGTTTGATCATCTCGGAGTTAGACACGACGCGCAAAAATGTTAGTCCAGCCATTTTATCACTTCTTCGGTTGAGGTTACTAACCTACGGGAAGGTTCTACCAATAAGTATACAGGCAGTCAACCAAAAAGAAACCCCCCACGAAAGTAACTTCTGGGGGGTAAACCCTCTGGTGAGGAGGGAAAGGACGGACAAGTATATTAACAGGAGTTAACGAGCTTTATAGTATCACGTCCATCCCGAGGCGGAAACTGTCTTTACCTCGCGCCGTTGGTTCAGTGTGTGCCCCTCAGACGCATTGCCAATGTGCAGCATCAGGTACTGCAGTGCTTCAGCGACGTGCGAGTGTTTGTTCTTGTCGATGTCCCCATCGCCCTTGGGCCTGTAGCGGTACCCGCCCATCATGGCTGCTTTGAGCTGAGTGCATCGCGGGTCTACGAGAAACCCTGAGTCCCCGTCTATCTGGCGCATGAGGTACTCATCGACCGCGTTGATCCGTGCCGAGACGCTGTTGGTCTTGGCCGGTATGACCTTAAACCCTTCCGCTTTGATAATATCCACGGCACTGCGCTCATCAGTCTGCGCCCGCTGGGTACCCGCCGGGTCCACTACGATAAGTATGGGAGCCCCGGGAAAGCGTTCGTACAGCAGCGGTTTGAGCACGGTGCGCATAAAGCGTTGCACCCCCATNTCGAACGACACTGCCTCGTCCAATATCAGCGCGCGTCCTCTTGGGTCCTGCTGNCCGATAATCGCTGCGGGCGTCAGCCCCAAGTCCATCCCTATCACAAGGGGTCGTACGCCGTTGAGGAACGGACGCAGTGACATCTTGGCCATGTGGTAGTCGGTGCGGAAGTATTTGTATATGGGCATCCCGGCGCTGGACAGCCCGTACTCCCCGTCGATGTACACCCGGATGTATTCTTCCGATCGCCCTTGGGTGTCGTAGTATCCCTCGGGTAGGTTCTCGACGTTCTCCGCGTACGGGCTTCGGCCCGAGGGCTGCTTGAACACATCCCAGCCGTTGTTGTTGGATGAGACGCCATCTTTCGGGTCAAGCCCCTCCATCTGGTAGTACCACCAGCTGTCCATAGTCGGCGGGTTTGTGTCTCCCCACATCCCATGCCAGCTCGGACCGCCGTCTTTCTTGGAGGGGTATCGTCCAATACGTTTGGACATGGCGTCCATGATGTCGGGGTGGATATCCCGGCACTCGTTGAACCACGCGAAGGTTAACTCCAGTGAGTTCAAGTTGGCCACGTCGTCGGCATCATCAAGCGCGCGGAACATAATCTCGCACTCAACATCCCCCACCTTGAAGAAATACGTCTTGGTGGTGCGCATGAACTGCCCGCACTGCCCGGGCGGGAACCAGTCCAGAAACGTCTTGATCGTTGTGTCCTGCAGTTGTCGGGCCGTCTCTCGCACCACAGCCGCCCGGGTTTTGCGTATGCCCTGCGCGTTGGGCTCCTGCATGGAGGCGCGGCGGATAACCTCGAAGCTGCAGGTAACACTCTTGCCCGAGCCGACCGGCCCCATGAGCGCGCGCATCTTGGCGTCGCTGTTCATGAACTTCTTGCCCGTGTGCGGGGGCGTGTAGTCGATATCAAGCGCCACGGGTCGGCTCCATCAGTAAGACCATGAACTGTCGTCCGTGTTTCTTTGTGCGAGTGATTTTGGTTTGGTAGGACAGGTGTGCGCGCATAAGGGCATTTTCGACCATGATGGTCTCCGAAGCACTGCCCAGTTTTACCGATCGCATCCCTTCGAAAGTCTG